TAAAGACATCATGCAACTGGTTCGAAGTAAAGACAAGTGGAATAATTACGATGGCATGACAGCAGAAGTAATTGCTGAACTATACGATGAAATATGTGAAATCGTAGAAGGTTTGGAAATACATTGATGTCACAAATCTTCGAATTATTGTGACACTTTACGATACCCCTGCTTCCAAAGAAACCTACCCAGTGCTTCGCCTTCAGCATCTACCTTTTCTTCGCTCCATTCTGGCTGAATGTGATGCAGATATTCATGAATAAGCACAATAAGATAGCGCATAGGTGGTAACGATGGATCTATCTCTATCACGTTATCACAATACAGCCCATCAGCACGCTCCCTGCCTAACTTACGCTGTATTACTTTTGGATGTGGCTTGCGTTTCATCTTATCTTTGTACTGATTAGTGTGTAACTCTGCTAATTTGTTTTTGTTATTGATGCAATTAGCCCCTACAACGGTAGGGGCTTTTTGTTATCGAATCTTACCATTAACAATGCGATAGTTACTCACTTCAAATTCGCCTGTATCTAATACTTTGATGTGGGCAAAGCCATGATGATGCTTGTTGATGGGCATGTAATCGGGATGCAGTTCGCACAAACACGCCACACTCCAGCACGTTGTTATCTTACCATTGATGTTTGGCTCTGTATGCTCGCTTGCCTGATGGTGATGTCCACACAATGCGCTGTCTTTTGCACGTAAAAACAAACCACGTGCGATGTTGACCGGACTGAATACTGATGCGCCTAGTTCATGACCATGCAGAATAGTTAGCTTGCCTGCATGAATGATTTGTTTATCGGGAATAAATGTGATATTGAACTTATCTAAGTGCATCAATGATTCAAAGTTGAATTCATCCATGCCCAAAAGGTCAGGTGCATTACGCATGATATAATGGTCATAGCGTACATCGTGATTGCCACACTTGTAATATATCGCAGCGTTCGGAAATAGCTTTCGCAATGTGCCTAGAAACTGGCGTGTCATTAGCACTTCATGCCCGAAGTTGCGCTTGCGTGGATCCTTCTCAAAACGGCTAATGGCATAGAAGTCTATTATGTCACCATTGAGCAGAATAGTATTGACATCGTTGTCAAGTCCATACTTTAATGCCAGCGTTAGTGCCTGAATGTTGTGATATGGCACGTGAATATCCGATAGCAGAAGTATGTTGTTGTGATTTGTAGGAAGCTTAAAAGGTTTGTAGTTGGCTTCCTGTGAAGGTGGCAAGTCAAGTGGGTTAGCTTCTTCAGGAACTAACTCATTTATCATATTGGTGAAGTCACCTAAATGATTGTCTAACTTTTTCAGTTGGCTAACTGGCTTTGCCTTGTTAGAATCTAAGGCATCTACCCACCTACGATAGCTTTTGTCTAGTGAATTGACCGTAGTATCAAGACCATACTTTTTAATTAGTTCACGAATGCGTGGAATTAATGCTCCTGTTCCATCGTGTAATTCACGATGTAGCTGTTCACGATCTAATGTTTGCATAGGCGTTATTTAGTACCCCTAATAAACCCGGCAAGCTCAGCAAGATTGGTGCTAATTGTCATGTTTTGCGATGCAATCACATCAATCTTAGCTTCCAGTTTATCAATGGCTTTGTTCTGTTCGTCTTTCATGATGTTCAATTTATTATTGAATTCTTCTTTAGTATCCTTAATCGATTCGGCAAGCATTGTTACTTCTCTTTTGTGGTAAGATTCAACTGTCTTCAGTGATGCAGAAACCTTCACCACATCCCTTTTCAATGCATAGTACAAACCTGTAAGCGATACCGCACCACCAATTATTGTAAATAAATCTCTAGGTTGAAAATCCATGTCTATAGTATTGCAAAATATATAGTAGAAAAAGCCAGTCCTGTGATACCTAATGTTAGTGCTGTGTTGGAAATTATTAACCGTCTGTTCCTTTTCTTCAACTGACCAATCTCATTGTCTTTCTCAGCAGCAATAGCTTTTTCAATGCTTTGTTTATTGGCGTAGATTTCAGCTAATGTTTCATAACTCGTTGCCTGAATGCCTGTAATCTTAGTGTAGTATGTAACCTTTAAACGCTCCATTTGGTATAAACTGTCTATTTGCTGTGCAGTATCATACCAATAGAGCATGCTATTGAAGTTGAGATTGAAAAGCTGCTGATCGTAGGTTGTAAGTTCGGGTGTAAAATCCTGCTTTAAGTAGGCTGTCCGATTTTTTGAGTGTTGCCCGGAACTGATTAGTGGCATTAGTAGGAGAAGCAGAAAGAATGTTATAGGTTTCATTGCGATAAATTTCATTGGTTATTTCTTGCCTTTGCACGATGGTGTCCTGATGCACCTGAAGACTGTCTATCTTCAAGAATAGGCTATCAGTTTTGGCATTGTTTGCTTCAATTATTTTGTACAGAGAATCATTGACATCCTGTAACCTTTTTACTGCAGGATTTGTTACAGGTCGGTTACATGTACGCACGCTGAATATAGTGGCTAGTGCAAGTATTGCACAAGCCAGTCCGATTGCCAGCTTTGTCATTTTCCCCATCGCGTAATATGTAGATTTTTAGTTAATGGTCGAATCTTGTAATACACTCCATCACGTGAACGTGAATCCCTCATGCCCTGATCATTTGTATTGCCTTCAATAGTACGCACCGAATACTTGCCTACCCTGTCCACAATACCAGTGTGACCGATGCCCTTGAATCTTTTGTTCTTGAACTGGGCATAGCTTAGTGTCATTATCAGCACATCCTTATCACTATAAGACTGTACAAACTTGCCATCGGTATAGATCACATCACGCCTATTGTACGCAGTAGGTGACCACCCTGTAATGTTATTAGGCACACCACATTCGTTAAGCATTGCCATGACGAAGAAAGAACACCATGCGTATCCGGGCAACCACCCTTCCTGTCGCATAAGTACCTGCAATGCTCTATCATTAAACCCCTGATTGTTTCCACCTTTTTCCTTTACGCCAACAAAAGCTGCAGCCGTAGTTCTTACGCAGTAGCCGTCATCAGCATGCGAAGTGTAAACAGGAACGAAGCAAAGAAGAAAGCATACAACACAAGATATAATACAACCTTTTGCCATGTGTTTAAATTATTTATTTCATTCTTTATTTCACGATTGTAAACAGACCGCTGCAACGCCCGAAAATTGAAGCGAATACCCAAGAAGGTAACAAAGTTGGCAAATACCATAACAAGTGAAGCCAGCACGATGTATTGCACGTATTCGGTACTTATCAATGCATCGCCAAAGTATTCTGCACTTATTGAACCAACTATAGCAAAAAATAAAAATGCAGCTGGTATTGACCACAATCCATCGAGCAACTGCAAATGATACTTAATAAATTTGATTAGCGTATTCATATAAACGGTTCTTTAGTCATTGTGTCTAGATATAACTGCGATCCATTAGTTTCGTTTTTACCCTGTGCTGGTAAAAATTCAAAGTCGAATACCAGTCTACTATTAGGTGGATATGTTAGAGTATTAGTCAATGAATCATAAGCTACCGTTGTACCACGTTGAAGATTCAAACTGGTGTCTGCGTTCGATGGCATTGTTTTATCCCAAGCCGTACCAAAAACATTCGTACCTGTTTTAGTAAACTGTTCATTGTATAATTTCCATCTGCATACAAAGTCAGGTAGTAGCTTACCATAAGAACTTATTAAGGTTGTATACATGATGTTTTTGCTAAGAACACCATTAATGTACGCTTCACCTTTTACAATCTCATCAGCGATTACAACGATATTACTTGCGATATTTAAGCAATGCGTTTCGTGGCTCTTAAATTCAACATGCCATGTTGTACCAAATGCTTCTGCAAGTTGACGATCAGTAAACCCTGTCTTCTTCTTCAGTTCAGCAATAGTGTACTTTGGATATGACTTGCTGAATCGGGTGGGATTGGGTGTGGATGTGGTTTTAATAAATGTCTTTCTTAGTAGTGATCTCCATGTGATATTTTCATCATGCGGATAATACACACCAAAATAATTATTAAAACCTTGTTCGTAGTAAAAGTTATAGCTATACCCGGTAGATGTTGGCGTAATGCTTATTTCATTCCATCCAATCCAACTATTTTGCGTTTCGTTTATAGTTATTTCTTGGAATGGTCGATAGAACACAAAGCCAGTGCTATCCATTTTGACAATATCCATTCCCGATGAATGCACATGTGCAGCTGCAAGGTTTAATGGATATGCACCAAATAGTGATTCTGCTGATTCAATCACATAACTGTAAGTAATGGTTGGTTCAAACTTGCCTGTAGTGTTATTTTTTACCATCTTGGTATAATCCATTAGGCAATTTTCCACCAACGTTTTTGTGGTGCGCTTGTTTATCTGCCCATTGATTACCCCTAATTCAGTAGGCAAGTTGAGCAGTCGAAGTGCAGTTTGTACGTTCTGCATCACTTTTTATTTTTATCTGTTTGCTTTGATGTGGTAGAACGTAGCTTTAGCGAAAGTTCGCGTTCGTACTTGCGTAAACGTTCAGTGTATTCTTGCTTTAGTGTTTTTTTATCACTCATGGTATACGGTTAATGATGTTACGTGAGTAAGTAGGGCGAAAGCTTGTTGCAGTATTGCCTGTGCTGAACTGATAATTCAGCGTATTTGTGACATCAGTACGTGGTGAGCGATCAGGCCACTGCGCAGTTGAGTATTCAGGAAACAAACTGCTGTTCGCACACAAGTAATCTACCAACAAAGTGGTGTAATGCTCTGCATTCTGTCTTGCCCGGTCAATCATATCCTTCATTACAACATCCGATACAGGCACAGTGTCTTCACTTTGACGCTGGACTAGCGTGCCATTGTCCATGCGATAGCAAAGGTTAGGAGTTACATCCACCATCACCCACCAAAGTAGCATCTTTTGGATATAGTCTTCTAGCAGCGTTTCGTAGTTACCGCTAATCGTACCACCAGCCACATCTGCTTTTATCTTATTCAGCAGGTCAGTTCCCAAAAAGGGAAGTAACCATTTGTCCTGTGCCAAATAGATGGATGGATACAATAGATTTGGATCTACACTGCCGTTAATGGTAGTGTATTTCTTCACGTAGTTTTCGGATATAAGTAATACTTCAGCCATAGTTGTAATTATTGATTGCCGTATATAGGATTAGTTGGTAGGAAGCCACGATGGGGCATGTCTTCAGGTAGCTGTGCTACATACTTTGGATTACGCACCTTATAGCCCATACGTTCAGCGGTTGCCACAGCTACACGAGTTGCATCTGGATCGTTAGGATTAATCTTTGCGCCCTTTGCATCTACATACACACGCTTCTCCCAAAAATGCCGACAATTTCCACCGCCTTTCCAGTGCCAAATATCGTAAGTGTCTGCACCTTCAGGTCCCCATCCGGGATTGACTGCGACATTTTCCATCGCTACTATATCTTCTTTGCGATATAGCTTGCCTGCTTCTATCATTTTCTTACAGAATGGGCGCATATTAGGATGGCTAAAACTACCTGCGTAAACGTAACGAGTAATAAAGTATTTGCCATCGATAATAGCATCTTGCTCACTCTTAGCAGCTGGGCGAGCAGCACCTGTACGCACCGCAAACTCATGTTCAATTTCTTCATCTGCGTTGTAGCTATCTATCAATATCCAGTCTTCACTTGCATCTTCGCCTAATGCTATCAGCGCATCGCCTGCTGTGCTGTCATCTACTTTTTTTTTTTCGTCACTCATGATGACTTCACTCGGCTGCAAGCTACCCGGCAATACATCAGCGAAGATTGCATCGATAGTCGCAGGTGGCAAAGTTGGGAATGCAGCCTGTACGATTGCCTTTGCACTTGTCACAGGTACAGCACCTGCAGCCGATTGCATCACGATGTCAACAAGCGAAGTAATCTGTGCACCATTCAAGGCTGTTGCAGCTACATCGGTAGTTCCACCTGTTGCATCCACAACTGCTTCTGCTTGCTCAACTGCAAGTGGCGTGTTCGGTACGATTGTAAAGTTTACACCGGGCAACTGATTGCTTAACAATTCTTCGATGCTGGTATTTATCTTTTCCTGATATGGCTGTATCACTTGCTTATTGAATATCTCCAAACCTGTAGCCATTTCATCTTTGTTGCTACCGAAACCCGATGTTTCGCGAATACCGAAAAGCAGTGGCGTAGTAACACGATGCGAAGTAATAATCTTTTGCGTAGCAGTAGTATCCATTAACTGATACTGCTTATCTGCATCATTAACCGGGAATGGTGTGATTTCGGTCTTAGGCTGATCACGCTCGTTAAAGAACATAACCACCTTACCTGCATTTCGCGCACCACTCATTTTGTTTTCCCAATCCATCATCATCTGCTGCTTCTGTTCAGGCGTTGCCTGTCCATTGTAGAAGTTGATAATCGTAGAAGGGAAAAGACCGTTGGATATTTGGTTGATATGAAATATAGAAATCTGCTTATCTAGTTCGATGTAGTTAATCGCACTCCAGTAATCAGGGCGTGGATATACATCGCTACCTGTATACGTGAAGCACCAATAGATTTGCCGTGGTTCTTCGTTACGTGTTAAGTAGTTGTATTTGGGTATAAATTCAGGTGCGTTCTTTTTTTTACGAATGTTTGACCAATCATAGCTGTGATAGATACCTATCTCACTTTCGTCTTCTTGATTGATTGCAATACGGCATTCTTCGAATGGTATAGCGTTTAGTTTAGATATGACCGTTCTATCATTGCTCCAAATCACTTCAATGAAGAAACCACCGAATAGTTTCAAGTCATGCGCACAGGCATAGGTCAAAGTATTTATATCAAGTGCATCTAATTCTGCCTGATACTGCTCGCTCTTGATACCCTTCCCAGCTATCATATCACCGATAGCTACCACTAATGAACCATGCACAGGTGATTCGTGAGCAAGGTCACGTAAGTATTGTGGGAAGTCGTTATCTGCTCCGTAGTTAACCCACCCTTTTCTATCTACTTTTTCTGCATCGCTCTTAGCTACGTATTCGCTAAGCTTTAATGAAACTATATTCGATTCGTTATGGCTCATAGATTATATCATTTGGTATTGTGATAGAAGGCACATCGAAGAACTGCGTGTTAGCCGTTAGTACAACATAGCCACGTTTCAACAAACCTACCACACTTACGTTTGTTGGATCAACATTTACAGCTGAATTTTGACCATATACATCATAACGATAGCGACCTGCCAGCGTTAGTGAACTTGTTGTTACAGTCAATTCAGTTATTCGCACATTCTCATTCACAATCGTAGCTACCTGTGCAAGCTTATCTCCAGTTGTGCTATTTTCTTCGTGTGTTAGAATCAACAGGTAATGCGTGAATGGTGTTGCGTAATACTGCCTTGTTTCATCTAGCTGTAAATAGATGGTT